AAGTACAGATTCTACCATATAAAATGGGCTCTGGAAAAGCGGGTGTTCGCAGAAGCAAACTTCTGGAGCCTGTTGATGAAGTATCCGGGCGGGGAGGACACGATTGCTTTCGGAAAAATAGAGGTGACAGAAAAATAGATGTGGCAAGTAAACCACCCCACACCTAAAGGCGGGGGTATCTGCGTCGTAAGGCTCTATGACTGGCCCTCAGGCTCTCCTCCATGGCCCCCACGATAAGCCATGTCTGGGGAAGGAACGCCATCTGGAGGTTTGGGGGTTTCTATGGGAGTAGGAGGAGAAGTGGGAGCCCCGAGGTTGCCGATGTGGAAATGGGAGTTATATTTGGCTATGTATTCGTTCAGCTTCATCACCACCTGGTTTATGTTGTAGGCATCCCCAGGGGCACCTCCAGAGGGGTTTTCCGTGGCAACGGAAGTGAATAGAGGGCTTCCCACCCACCGCTTGGCGACCAGATAGCCGTCCACGATGAGGTTTCCGGTGGCGTGCAGGTACTTGGCGTCCACGTAGAGCTTGCGGCCCGGAGGGTGAAGTATCTTCACGTCCCCGTGCTTGTTTATGTGGATGGTCAAGCCTGAGGAGTGGTGAAGCTCCATCAGGTCATCCTTTTTGTCTACAATCCACCAGTTCTCGTCATCATCCATCCACCCGTACCTCTTGGGGTAGTTTTTCCTCAGCCGTTCGGTAATCTTGTGCGGCTCGGACATGGCCCGAGAGAGGTAAGCGGGGAAATAGATGTCCTCAAAGGGAAAGGTGAGAAGAACCTCACTACCAATCTCGGGCACGGAGAACCAACCCCGGTCCTTATTGGTGTCTATGTAGGCATGCCAAAGAGGTATGGCCCAGGGGAGCTTTTCGTCTGGTACTCCGTCCCATATGTAGCTCCTAATCTTGACCCTCCCTAGCTGGTCAGGGTCTTCGTTTATGACCACCTTTCCAGGGAAGAAGCCCTGGTTTATGCGCCTATGCTGTATCCACTCAACTTTGTTGAACAACATAGCCCTTAGGAGATTTTACTCTTAGCGCGACTTCTTACGCAACTTATTCACAATCTCCCTAGCCCGCTTTATGTCCTTTACCTCGTCTTTGTTCTTCACGGTGCGGAGGTCTGTGCCTATATACCTCAGTATGGAAATGGCCTTCCAGCGGCCCTCCTTAGTGCGGCATATGAGAACACGGCGATCAGGTTTGGGGGTAATAGTTCGGTAAAGCTCACAACCTCTACGGTTGGCGAGCTTTTGCCTAACATACTCGCCAGACTTTAGGTAGATGTAGGAGTCATCGTCAAGCCATAGCTTGGTGCCGCTGGCCTTGCGCCTCTTCTTCTTAGTCTTCCCCATGAAAACCTTTGAAGAAAATCTATCCCATGCGGGGGTTCAGGGAATGTAGTAAGTAAGGGGAACCGCATAAGTAGCGGTATAGAGCACGGAACCGGGAGCAGAGGAAGAAGCCACCAGCCTAAAGCCCGTCAGGGAAAGCTCTATGTTGCCCCCAGAGGTGAAGTGGTCGGAAGAAATAGAGTAAACGCCACCATCCACTCTAGCGGCCTCAAGGAGGTCATGCTCATAGATGCGGAGTGGACCCGTCTGCGTGTCGGTGCTCCGGTGCTCAAAGAAGACTATCAGGGAGGAAAGGGTGGCCCCGGCGGGCAACTGGACCCTCAGAGTGCCAAAAAACACGGGCTTTCCATCCTCAAAAAGCACTTCAGCCTGGTAGGGGTTAGCCCCTCCGGGTAGGGAAATCGTCCCCTTCTTTACCTTGGGAACGTAAAGACCGATGAGGTTGGCATGTGCGTTAGTCAAAGGCATATTCACCTCCAATCATACCACGAGGCTAGTCCTCCTCATCCTCCACTTCCTCAAGCCCTTCCAAAAACTCCACCAAGAGGTCGTTCGCCAGGCGCTCGCCAAGTTCCTGCACCCTCTTCATGTGGGTTTCTTTCTCATTTAGCTCCTCGGGCACATGGCGGGCAAAGGGGGCCATGAACTCCACGAGGCCAGCGTCCCCCTCGGAAAGGGCCAACTTGTAGACCCGATAGATGCTCCTCCCCACATGCCGCTCTAGCTCCAAGGATGCCTTGAGCATGTCAACCAGGCTTAGCTCGGAAAGGTTCTTGATGGAAAAGGAGGTATCTGGAGGAGTGCATTGTCCAACGTCCCCGAGGTACTTCAGCATTTCCCTGGCATGCTCAAACTCCTCCTTAGCCCATTTCACGAAGAGGTTTCCGTAGGCGTCCAGATTCCGGTAGTAGCAGGCGTGGGCGAAAAACAGGTAGGTGTTGGAAGCAATCACCTCAAGCTGAACATGGTCGGAGAGGGCTTCCAAGGCCCTCGCAGAAAACACGCTGTCCTTCACGACTAGGTTGGCCGCTTACCTAAACAAGAATGACCTTGGGCCCAAGTCCCAAGGTCATTATATACCTTCCTGGTGGCCTCAGTATTGGTTGAGGCTGACCTCCAAGTTCATCTTGGCCTTAGGAAGGGCGAACATAGCCAGGAGTTTTTGCAGGTAGTCCATGTAAAAGCGGTCAAGGGTGTACGGGAGAGAGGAGTCCCTAACCAGAGCAAACAGGCTACTGCTGGTAGAGGGAGCGTAGAAGCTCACCCTCAGGTCAAAGTGCATTTCTGGGAGGGAGATAGTGTTGGAGGGCTCCTCTGCTTGCCCGTCCTCCTGACCGCACTCCTCCACGGTGAAAAGTGGGTAGAGGGTAGACCTATCAAGGAGGGTGACGGGGATGCTGGTTAGGAACGGGGAGTCGTGAAGGATGCCCTCCACGAAGGTCAAGAAGTCTAGAGCGGCCCCAGACAGGAACCCCTCCCCGGCCACGGAGAAGAGGCGTCGGGCGATGGAAATAGCGGCCAGAGGAGGAAGCAGTTCGCCGGGAAGAGTAGGGACGTTTTCCCTACCTGGGGAGAGGAGGACGGAGAACTCGGGAGCCGCATCCAGTAGCTTGTCAAGCTCGCTCCACTCCGTAATCTGACCAGAGCCTATGGCCTCCTCTGCCGCCAAGATGTGGTCATGGGCAATGTGGAGGAGGAGATGGGAAATGGCAGGCAATACCGAGAGGAGGTAAGCCTTGGCCCCGTGAGCCCCAGAAGAGAGGCGGAGCAGGCTCAAGAGGTCTGCCTCCCCGTAAAGGTCGTCCCCCTCCTTTTCGGTTTCTAGAAGGAAGAAGTAGTCCTCAAAGGAGGAACGAGACTGCTCAAGGAAGGCGTTGAAGAGGACTTCACGGAAGGATGAAGGTTCGCTAACTAGAGGAGAGGAGAGAGCCTTTGCCAAGGGCCTAAGGTGGGGATAAGACCTCTTGGGAAGATGGAGGATGACCCTGACCTTTGGATAACGCTTCCCAAGGGCTTCTACCCAGCTAACCTCGTGGGAAAGGGGAAGGCCAAAGCTCGGGGCCAAGGAAAGAGCCCTCTCTATCTCTGCAACAGCCCAGGTGACGAACTGTGGGTCGTGCCGCTTGCGGAGGGAGAGGGAGGGGAAAAGGTCAGAAGAGGGCTCCTCCTCAAGAAGAGAGATGGTGGAGTAAATCTCCCTATTGGAGGGGTAGGAAGAAGAGAGGATAAGCGAGTGAGCCCGAAGCAGACGTCCGAAAACGGAAACCAAATCTTTCCTCCTCAAGGCGGAGGAGGAATAGGGAATGTAGAAGCTATTGAAGAAGAGCAGAGGCTCCTGCTTCCCGCCAAGGACGTTGCCAAGACTCTTTCCAAAGGCTCGGGTGTGAGGGTCAATGAAGTTGGTGGGAGAGAGAGCGGAAGCGGAGAACGGATTCCCGCTAGCCACGTGAGTGGCGAGCAGGACGGAGCGGGCCTTTTGGTGGAGGGGAAGGAGCAAGTCGTCAAACTCCTTCTCCCCGGAAGAGTAGGAAGAGGAAGAGTAGAGCCTGGAAATATAGGACAAGTGGCTTAGGAAGAGGAAAACGGGGTCTGCTCTTAGCTCAGGGCCTTCCCCGAGGAGGAGTGAGAGCAAGCTAAACGAGGACTCTGGAGTGGGTAGGCTAAGTTCGTACCTCAAAACCTTGGGGGACAAGTAGGAAACAGGCACCTTGAGGACAAAGACGGAAGTTGAAACGAACTCGTCCCCACCCAAGACTGAACGGGAAGCCGTGCGGGCCAAAATCTTGGGTATGTAGGATGCGGGAATGAGGAAAGAGGTTTCCAGCACGGAGAAGAGGTTCTTGACGAGCGTGGGAAGACCAAAATACTCGTCAAAGGAGCCATGTTCCCTACCAAAGAGCCCTTTCAGGAAGCTCTCGTCCTTCATCAGGTCGTAGACGGTGTAGAACTCCCCCGAGGGAGGGAAGAAGTCTGGAGGGGCTAGACCCTTCAGAACGTCAACCACCCTGTAGGCCACCTCTCGCTCGTGCTCGTCCCAGAAGTCTGGAATATTCCTAACGTATCGGAAGTGGTGCTCGGAATACCCGGAAACCGAGTCATGGTGGACCATGAATATCCAGTAGACGTAATCGTGGGGAAGCTCTCCCTCAGAGAGGGGGCGGTCGGTTAGGGAAGGCTCCCTGAGTTGCAGGTAAAAAACAGCAGGTGCCAAGAAAACCTCCCCTCCCCTTAGCTTCTCAAGGAGGAGGGACTGGCACTCTCCCTCAAGCCGGGCAAAGTCCTCGTTCCCCAAGCCAGGGCTCTTAAGCCTGTGGCAGGGAGGGAGAACCTTCTTGGCATCCTTCGAGCTGTAGACCAGATTCTTGATGGAAGCGAGAACGTACTCCAGGGAAAGGTAGGCGGCATCCTCGGGGTTGGAGGGAGCGTCAATAGAATCCAGGGAGAGAACCCAGCGGTAGTCCCGAGTTTGGAATGCCGCCTTAAAGGGGTGCTCTACAGACCGGAGGATGTCCCTATACACCTCATAGGCATCTTTGTAAGCCGATGACCCTGACCCGGTAAAGCCTGTTTTAGTGGAGTTCATTTTTGCTCACCCCCACAGGACCAAGGTAATACAAAGGCTAGCAAAAGTCAAGGCGGTAGGTGGTAGGAGAAAAAGCAGGGGCTTTGTGCCCCTGCCCCTAACACCGAGCCTCAAAACCCCACGAACTCCCGAACCTCAGAGGGGGCCTCATGGAGCATGTGGGACAACTGGCGGCGGTACTTGCGCACCAGCTTGAGGCCAAGAGCGGTCTGGCGGTCAGAAAGCCAGGACTGCTCGGCCAGCTTGTGTCCAATGTAGGAATCGTAGCGGGAGAAGCCCACATCGTTCTTGGAGCGAGCCCGGTCCTGGTCCCAGGAGGCCAGGTAGCGGAGAGCCTGAAGGACGAACTCCTTGACCGCCTGGGAGTAAGCGGGCACCTCCTCCTTGGGAGAGGGAGCCCGAACCTCCTCTTCCTCCTCAGGAACGAGGAACGCCTCCTCGTTCTTGTCCCCCTTGGACCAGCCCCCGTCCACCGCCTTGGCGATGACCTCCATCTTCTTGGCGAGCTTTTGGGCCATGGTCGCATCCAGAGAGCCCTCAAACACAAGGTACTGCACAAGGACGCCACGAGTCTGGCCGATGCGGTGGATGCGGTCCTCAGCCTGGAGGAGTTTTCCGGGGCGCCAGTCAAGTTCCACGAAAACGGCGGTGTCAGCGGCGGTCAGAGTGATGCCCTCGGCGGCGGCGGTAATCCCTCCGAC